CCTACTACCTGCGGTTCAACGCTGCTAGCGAAGGCGCGACGGTGGTCGGCACTGCATATGGCACAGGCTGGGAGTTCAGCATTGCCGCGGCCACCAGCGCTGGGTTCGATGCTGGCACTTGGTACTGGCAGGCGGTTGCGACCAAGACTGGCAGCACGATCACGCTGGGCAGCGGTCAGCTCATGGTGCTGGCAGCGCTGAGCTATTCGGGCACGCCGGCAGCACTGGATGGACGGTCGCAGGCGCAGAAGGATCTCGATGCGGTGCAGGCGGCTATCCGCGCGATCGTGTCCGGCGGAGTGGTCAAGGAATACACGATCGGGAATCGGAGCCTGAAGAAGTACGACATGAAGGACTTGCTGGAATTAGAGAGCAAACTGAAGGCTGAGGTGAAGCGCGAGCAGATGGCGGACTTGATCGCCAACGGCCTGGGCAACCCCCACAATCTGTTCGTGAGGTTCTGAGATGGGACTGAGGACTCGACTGTTCAAGGCGATGGGCTTCGAGCCGGTACGGCCGCGGCAGCGTGCGTATCAGGGCGCGCGCGTTAGCCGGTTGACCGCGGACTGGGTGACCAGTGGCACCAGCGCCGATAGCGAGATCAAGTCGAGCTTCAAGAGCCTGCGCAACCGGGCGAGGCAGTTGTGCCGCGATAACGACTACGCGCGGCAGGCGGTCCGATCAATCCAGAACAACGTGATCGGGCACGGTATCCGGCACCAAGGGCAGGTGCGGATGCAGCGCGGCGGGCGGCTGGATGAGACGGTGAACGGCCGCATCCATGAGGAATGGGAGCGGTGGATGCACAAGAGCCGCTGCGATGTGAGCGGCTTGCTCGGCTTCCACGATATGGAGCGCCTGCTGGTGCGCAGCTTGGCGGAATCGGGCGAGGTGTTCATCCGCATGATCAAACGGCCGTTCGGCGATAGCCGGGTGCCGTTCGCGTTGCAGGTGCTCGAGGCGGATTACCTGATTGATGACGACGTGCCGCAGGCCAGGGATGGCAACACGGTGCGGATGGGCATCGAGGTGGATCAATACCTGCGGCCGCAGGCGTATCACTTCTATGCGAACCATCCGGGCGATACCTATGCGGGCAATGCGCGGACGAATGGCCGGCGGATCCGGGTGCCTGCTGATGAGGTGATCCATCTGTTCATCCCGGAGCGGCCTGGCCAGACCAGGGGCGTGACATGGTTCGCCTCAGCGCTGATGCGGCTCCACATGCTGCAGGGCTATGAGGAGGCGGAGGTGGTGCGTGCTCGGGCGAGCAGCGCACTGATGGGATTTATCAGTAGCCCCGAGGGCGAGCTGGTGGGCGATGAGGTGTATGAAGGCGAGCGCGTCAGTGAGTTCCAGCCGGGGGTGTTCAAGTATCTGCAGCCGGGCGAAAGCGTGACGGTGCCGGACCTGAACGCACCTGATGGCCAGCTTGAGCCGTTCACCAGGTCGATGCTGCGCGCGGTGGCGGCTGGTGTGGGCGTCAGCTTCGAGAGCATCAGCAAGAACTTCTCAGAGAGCAACTACAGCAGCAGCCGACTGAGCCTGTTGGATGAGCGCGATACGTTCCGCGTGCTGCAGCGTTACATGATTGAGAACTTCCATCAGCCGGTGTTCGAGGCCTGGCTTGAGATGGCGGTGTTGAGTGGTGCGCTGAGCCTGCCGGGGTATGAGAGCAACCCGGATCGATATCGTGCTAGCCGCTGGGTGCCGCGGAGCTGGGACTGGGTGGATCCACAGAAGGAGGTGGATGCGTACAAGACGGCGGTGCGGTGTGGCTTCAAGACGCTCGGCCAGGTGATCGCTGAGCAGGGCGGCGATCTTGAGGATGTGCTGGTGGCGCGTCAGGCGGAGCTAGCAATGCTCGATGAGCTGGACATTGTGACCGACACCGACCCGAGCGAGGTGACGGAAGGCGGTGCGGTGCAGGCCGCTATGCCGATGGGTGCGACGCCAGCGTTCGAGGAGACGGAGGCACCTGTCGAGGAGGAGGAGTATGAGGAGCTGAGTGTGCTCGAGGATCCGACCGAGGCGCCTGAGGATTGATGGCAACCGTTAACGGAGAGGAGATCGACCTGATGCCGACGGACGGCATGAAGGAGGAGGCGCAGCGCTATCGGGACTGGAAGGCTGAGGGGCGTGATGGTGGCACTGAGGTGGCAGCTACGCGAGCTGGGCAGATCCTTGGCGGTGATGAGTTGAGCGCCGACACGGTGATCACGATGGCGGCATGGTTCGCGCGGCATGAAGTGGACAAACAGGGCGAAGGATTCAGTCCGGGTGAGGATGGCTATCCGTCACCGGGGCGTGTGGCATGGGCAGCATGGGGCGGAGATGCTGGCCAAGGATGGGCTACATCAAAGGCCGATAGAATCAAGGCATTACAAGAAAGAAGCGCCGTGGACTTAGAGCGCCCCTATCCGAACGAACATGCTGCTCGGTTGACTGATCCCGATCAATATGACTCGTTGCGTCGAGAGAACGATGCGGGCGGCTCAGGCATTGATTTCATCTACGGGATCAAGGGAGGAACGTCTGAAATTCAGGCAATCCGGTTCCGTAGCTCGCAGTTCACGCCAGCCGAGGCACGGGCGTGGTTGGCTGAGCATGACTTCGATCCAATCGAGTTCGAGGAAGCCACGGGCGATGGTGAAGGCCAGCGTGCTGCAGCGGGTGAGCTGAGCGAGGGCGACTTCGTGCAGTGGGATTCGAGCGGCGGCACTGCGCGCGGCCGGATCGAGCATGTGATGCGCGAGGGCACGCTGGGCGTACCCGACACCGAGTTCAGCATTGAGGCAAGCGCCGAGGATCCTGCTGCTCTGATCCGCATCTACCGCGAAGGCGATGAAGGCTGGGAGGCGACCGAGACGCTGGTCGGCCATAAGTTCTCGACGCTCACCAAGATCGCGGCACTGCGGAGCCTGACTGGCAAGTACCAGCGCAGTGAGATGACTGCGTTTGATGAGGTGGAGGAACGTATCTATGAGTTCCCCTTCAGCTCTGAATATCCAGTGGCTCGGTATTTCGGCAATGAGATCCTGAGCCATGAAGGCAAGGCGGCTGATCTGAGTCGCCTGAACGATGGCGCACCGCTGTTGTTCAACCACAACCCCGATCGCGTGATCGGTGTGGTGGAGCGCGCGTATATCGACGGCAATAAGCGCCGAGGTTATGCGCGTGTGCGGTTCAGCCGCAACCCATTCGCTCAGGAGATCCTGAGTGATGTGAAGGATGGCGTTCTTCGGAATGTCTCCTTTGGCTACTCCATCGACAAAATGGAGGAGCGTGGCAGTGGTGACTATGTTGCAACTGCCTGGTCTCCCTATGAGATCAGCGTTGTCTCGGTGCCGGCTGACCCCGGTGTCGGGATTGGCCGATCTCTAACGGAAGACACTGCTGCTTCGGCAGCACCAACACCCGATCCCATTCCTTCAATGGAAAACACCACCCCCGATCTGGCCGTGGTGCGTGCCGAAGCCGCTGAGGCTGAGCGCGCCCGCATCTCGGACATCACTGCCCTGTGCGATAAGCACGGCATGGCAGACCTTGGTCGGCAGATGGTCGAGTCTGGTCGTTCAATCGACGAGGCTCGCGCTGCTGTCCTCGACAAGCTCAACATCCCCCAGGAGACTGTGACCATGCAGGCCGCCGACATTGGCCTCAGCGAGAAGGAGAGCCGCAGCTTCTCCTTCCTGCGTGCCATCAACTATCTGTCCAACCCGACCGACCGCTCTGCCCGTGAGGCTGCTGCGTTCGAGATCGAAGCTTCTGAAGCTGCTGCTGCCAAGCTCGGCCGTCAGTCCCGTGGCATCACCGTGCCTCAGGAAGTGCTGCGTCGCGACCTGAGCGTGGGTGCTGCTACCGCCGGCGGCAACCTGGTTGCGACTGAGCTGGATGCTGGCAGCTTCATCGACCTGCTGCGCAATGCCTCCGCTCTGGATCAAGCTGGCGCCACCGTGCTGACCGGCCTGACCGGCAACGTGGCTATCCCCCGCCAGTCCGGTGCTGCTACCGCCTACTGGGTGGCTGAGTCCGGCTCCCCCACCGAGTCCCAGCAGACTGTCGATCAGGTGAGCCTGGTGCCCCGCACCGTGGCTGCTTACACCGACTTCAGCCGTCGCCTGATGATCCAGTCCTCCATCGATGTGGAGAACATGGTGCGCAACGACCTGGCTCGCGTGATCGCTCTCAAGATCGACTACGCCGGCCTGTATGGCACTGGTGCTAGCAATGAGCCTCTGGGTCTGAAGAACACCACCGGCATCGGCACCGAAGACTTCACTGCTGACGCTCCTACCTTCGCTGAGGTGGTGGCACTGGAGAGCGACGTGGCTACCGCCAACGCTCTGCTGGGTAGCCCCGTTTACCTGATGAACGCTGCGATGCGCGGCAACCTCAAGACCACGAAGAAGGACGCCGGCTCCGGCATCTTCATCATGGAGAACGGTGAGGTGAACGGCTACCGCGGTGTGCTGTCCAACCAAGTCGCCTCTGGCGATCTGTGGTTCGGCAACTTCGCCGATCTGATCATCGGCTACTTCTCCGGCCTCGACCTGATGGTTGACCCCTACACCCACAGCACCTCCGGGACTGTGCGTGTGGTTGCCATGCAAGATTGCGATATCGCGATCCGTCACGCCGAGTCCTTCAGCCGCGGCAACAACACCCTCTGATCATGTTGATCAAGGTCCTACGGCAAACAATGCTGGCAGGCCAGGTGATCCGTCTCGGGGAAGTCCATGAGGCTTCCCCCTCGGATGCCAAGTACCTGATCGGTATTGGCAAAGCTGTTGAGGTCGCCGACAAGGTGGCCGATTTGGTTGAGGTTATTGCTCAGCCAGCACCTAAATCATCTACCCCTCGACGGAGGGCTAAATCATGACCATCCACAACCTTGGCTCCAAGACCACAATCCTGGGTCTGCTCCGCAACGACGTTGTGGCTGCTACCGGGACTGGCTCTGCTATTGATCTGCAGGGCTATGAAGGCGACATGGCTGTGCTGCTGGACGCCGAAGCCGGCGGTGCTGGCATCACCTACGCCGTGAAGCTGACCGAATCCGACACCTCCGGCGGTACTTACACCGACGTGACTGGTGGTGGCTTCACCACCACTGCCGCGAACACTGCTTCGCTGCAGAAGATTTACGTCAACGTCACCTCGCTGAAGCGCTACGTCAAGGTCTCTGTGACCGTGGCTGGTGGTACTGGCGCTGGTGCTGTTGCTGTGATCGGTTTGGCCTCGGCTAAGTACGGCTGATCATGGCGATCACGGAGGATCTGGATATTTTCTTGGCGGACTTTGGCGTTAGCTGTACGGCTGGCGCCACTACCGCCAATGGGATCCTGGACATGCCTAGCCAGGTGATCAGCGATGGGATGGTGCTCACCACCGACTACACGCTGACGGCCAGAGCCTCTGCATTTGGGAGCCTCATTCGTGGTGATTCAATCACTGTGGATGGGGCTTCTTACACCGTCCGCGAGACGATGCTCATCGACGATGGCAAGTTCGTCCAGCTCGGGATTCAGAAGACATGAGCGGTCCCTTCAAGGTCAACACACGGAGCCAGTGGGCAGCGCAGAATCCTGTGCTGATGGCAGGAGAGCCTGGCCTTGAAAGTCAGACCGGCAACCTGAAGATTGGTGACGGCAGAACAGCATGGAATACGTTGCCGTATTTCAGCAGTCCAGCGAACTGGGCATCGTTCTGGGATACAACGTCGCAGACGGCTACGGCTAATACGCCAACGTCGATCCTGCTGCGCAAGAACGACCTGGACAATCGTGGCATCAAAGTGATCTCGGATAGCCGGATCACGGTCGATCATCCAGGGATCTACAGCTTCACGTTCTCGATTCAGTTCAGCAATACCGACACCAGCATCCACGACATCAACGTGTGGCTGCGCAAGAACGACAGCGGCGCAAGTGGCGACGTGGTTGACAGCGATAGCAAGTTCAGCATCATTGCTAGTCACGGCGGCACGCCTGGCAACGTGATCGGGACCGTGAACTTCATCCTCAAGCTGGCGGCGGCGGACTATATCGAGCTGATCTGGGCGACTAGCAACGCTGCTGCATACATTCACGCCGAGGCCGCGGCGACCAGTCCGTTCACGCATCCGGGGATTCCGGGCATCATTTGCACAGTGGTGCAGGTGGCATCGGCATGACAACGAAGCGCGAGTCGATCCTGGCCGGTATCCGCACGGCGCTGACGGGCACCACTGGTGTGAGCACCAGGATCTATCGCAGCAGGGTGGAGCCGCTGGCTAGGGGTGAGCTACCGGCGATCGTGGTCGAGCCGATCAATGATGTGTGCGTGCAGTTGACCAGCACGCCAACGCTGGATTGGACGCTCACCGTGCGCATTGCGGTGATCGTGCGCGGCAACATCCCAGATCAGGTGGCTGATCCGATCGTGGAGAGTTTGCACGCGAATGTGATGGCGGATCTAACGGTCGGAGGCCATGCCTACGACGTGCAACCGACTGGTGTGAGCTTCGATATGCAGGAGGCCGACCAGCCATCTGGTGTGATCTCCTGCGACTACGTTGTGAAGTATCGGACTCAGGTCGCTAATTTGGCGCAGAGTCCGTAGTAGCTACGATGATGGACGAACACAAAGGCCAGGGCGGCAGCTATCTGGTCGACAAGAAAACCGGCAAGCGAAAGCTCATCGAGCGAACTCAGCCGGCTCCCCATCCCCAACCTGAGGTAGCCACCGATGGCATCAGTTCTGACGCGCCGGCGCCTGATCCTGGCGAAGATTGAAAGCACCTACGGCACTGATTCGAGTCCAACCGGCTCGAGCAATGCCATTCTCGTGCGCAACCTTGAGATCCAGCCGCTGGTTGCTGAGACTGTGAACCGCGATCTGGTGCGCCCTTACATGGGGCAAGCCGATCAACTGCTGGCTCAGACCAGGGTCGAGGTGAGCTTCGAGGTGGAGCTGGCTGGTTCTGGCACCGCTGGCACCGCTCCGGCCTATGGTCCGGTGCTGCGTAGCTGCGGCCTGTCTGAGACGCTGGTGACCAGCACCAGCGCCACCTACGCGCCCGAGAGCAGCGGTTTCGAGAGCTGCACCATCCACTACCACGAGGATGGCATCCGCCACAAGCTGACTGGCTGCCGCGGTACCTTCGAGATCAACGGTGAGGTGGGTCAGATCCCTGTGATCAGCTTCACCATGACGGGCATCTACAACGCCCCGACCGATGAGACGCTGCCCACCCCGACCTACGCGAACCAGGCCACCCCGCTGATCTTCAAGCAGGGCAACACCACCAACTTCACCGCCTTCTCCTACAGCGGCTGCCTGCAGAGCTACAACTTCAGCATGGCCAATGACGTGATCTACCGCGAGCTGGTCGGCTGCGCGAAGGAGATCATGATCACCAACCGGGCGCCCAGCGGCACCATCGTGATCGAAGCTCCGACCATCACGGCCAAAGACTTCTTCACGATTGCTACTGGCAGCAGCACCGGCAGCATCACCTTCCAGCACGGCACCACCGGCGGCAATATCGCCACGGTGACCACTGCTCAGTCCGACCTGGGCAACCTGACCTACTCGGATCAGGATGGCGTGCAGATGCTGAACATGCCGTTCATTGCGGTTCCGACCAGTTCAGGCAATGATGAGTTCAGTCTCGCCTTCACTTGACCTTGGCTTTTGTTCTTAAGCAGTCGGACACCTACTCGTGGCCGATCGCATTTGATATCCCCGTCGACGGTGGCCGTATGCAACGGCAGACCTTCGACGGGGAGTTTCGTCGGTTGAGCCAGTCCCGCATCACGGAGATCGGCGCCCAAATCAAGACCGAGGAGATCACTGATGCTGATCTTGCAGCCGAGGTGCTGGTCGGCTGGTCTGGTGTGACCGATGGCGATGGCAAGGATGTGCCCTTCAGCCAGAAGGCGCTGGAGCAGTTGCTCGATGTGCCGATGCTCGCGAGCGCCATCACGGTCGCCTATTTTGAGAGCCTCCAGGGAGCTAAGCGAAAAAACTGATCGAGGCCGCTGAGCATTGGGCAGGCGGTGGCGTTGTGGACGAAACCGCCGACGATGCCGCGGCCATGGGGATTGAGCTGCCGGATCTGCCACCACCTCCCGAGGAAGACTTCGGCATCCTGCCCGAGAACTGGCCAGTGGTTGAGATGTTCCTGCGAGTCCAGACGCAGTGGCGCACCACGATGAGTGGAGTGATCGGTTTGGACTATGCAGCGGTGCGTTGGCTGTTTAAGCTGTACGACGTAGAGGAACCGCGTGCGCTGCTGGAGGATCTTCAGGTGATGGAGGCCGCAGCGATGACGGTGATCAATAAGCAGGGGGCATAGC